GATACCCGCCGGCACCGTGCCCACCGCCACGGCTACCGACATCAGCGGCTACCGCAAGAGTGTGTCGGTTGATTCCGTCAACCGAACCATCACCGCGCAATATGACACGACGCTCGTCTCCGTCAACGCCACATCGAACCAAAGCACCCAGCAAATCACCGACCCCGTGCTGACAGGACTCGTCTTCGCCATCAACGGAACCGAAGTCACGGCAGGTCAGCAGGTTAAGGTGCCTACGGGCAGCACGCTCACCATCACCTCGCCCGACATTACCCACTACGCCAAGCAGGTCAATGCGGCAGCCACCGCCGAGGGGCAGTCGTACATGGCTACCATCGCCTATCAGACCACACTCGTCATGCCCAACATGGTGAGCAACGTGGCAGGCGTGGAGACTTCCGCACCGGCAGGCGCGGCAGCCACCGTCACCTATCAGGGAGGCGAGTCTCAGACAGTGCGCAACGGCGAATATGCCAAGGTGCCTACCGGCACGGCATTTGACATCACCTATGTTGCCGTCAGCAACTACGGCACTCCTACCTCATACAGCGGAACCGCCAGCGGCACCAGCATGACCGTACAGAAAGCTGAGTACGTGCAGGGTGTGGTGGTCATCAATATCTCGATGAGCGACAGCGACGCTGCTTCACTGGCACTCGCCGGCGCAACGGTCAGCATCAACAGCGGCGAGCCCATAGCATACACGGGTCAGCCCATCCCCGTTGCCCCCGTGAGCAACGTACTGGTACACTTCAACGACGTGGAGGGCTATGCCACGCCCGCTGACCAGCAGTTCATCATGCCGACGGGAACGAAGACTGTCTCAGCATCCTACGACACCACCATCTTCACCGCCTACGTCACCAGCAACCAGACAGACGACCAGACGATTGCCGCACAGAAGGTCAGTGTCACCTATACAGGACTGGCAACTCCCAAGCAGATAGCCAACGGCGAGACTGTCAAGGTGCCCACAGGACTGACACCCACAGCGACAGCCCCCGACGTGACGGGCTACGCCAAGAGCGTGTCGGTTAATTCCGCAAACCGCACCATTACCGCTGCCTATCAGACCACCATCGTATCTGTTAATATGGCAGGCGAGAACGCCGGTGTGGAGGGCAGTGCCCCGCAGGGCGCACAGGCCACTGTGAGCTATCAGGGAGGTACAGACCAGGTGCTGACCGACAACACGCAGACCGCCAACGTACCGACAGGAACTGAGTTCACTATCACCTACGGTCCCGTCAACAGCTATGCCACACCAGCCTCCTACACTGCCACCGCCAGCGGTACGTCGATGACCGCACCGAAGGCTGTCTATATCTACGGCGTGGTGCAGCTGACCGTCTCGATGAGCGACGGCGACAGCCAGGCACAGGCTCTCGTCGCACCCACCATCAGCATCAACAGCGGTGCCTACCGCGCCATGACAGGATCGGGAGGCGTGTTCACCGCCAACCTCAATACAGACGATACCTATACCATCCGCTTCAACTCGCTCGTTGGCGAAGGCTACCAGACACCCGCCGACATCAGCGGCACGAAGGGCAGCGGCGTGGAAAGTGTCACAGCTCAGTACCAGACAACGTTATACACCGTGGCAGTCACCAGTTCTCTGCCCGACGACCCGACCATTGCCCAGCAGATAATCAGTGTCACTTACGACGGACTCGCCACCGCCAAGCATGTTGCCAACGGAGGCACGGTCAAGGTGCCTGCCAACCTGACACCAACGGCGACAGCCCCCGACGTGCAAGGCTACGGCAAGAGTGTGTCGGTTGATTCTGTCAACCACATCATCACCGCCGCTTATGTCTATGGCGTGCTGAACATCGAAGTCTCGATGAGCGACAACGACAATACGGCTCTTGCCGATGTGACAGCCCGCATAGCCGTCAATGGCGGTGAGGCTACCGCCATGCAGGGCACGGTCGATACAGCCACCCACAAGAAGACCTTCGCCGCATCGCTCAACGTGGGCGACACCTACGTGGTCAGCTTCGGCATCGTAGAGGGATATGCCACTCCCTCCGACATCAGCGGTACTAAGGCAAGCGGTGTGGAGACCGCCACGGCGGAGTACGAGACCGACATCTACACGCTCACCGTCACGGGACAGAGCCGTGAGGAGACCATCGAGTACCAGCAGGACGGGCAGACCGTCAGCAAGACACTCAGCAGCGGCAATGCCGTGAAGGTTCCGGCAGGCACCGTGCCCACCGTAGCCAGTGTTTATGTCAAGGGCTATGCCCGCACCGTTACCATCGGCACCGTGACCGCCCATGCCGCCACTATCACCGTCGCCTACGAGACCACCGCCTATTCTGTCAGCATGACAAGCAACCAGACGGGCGACCAGGTGATTGCAGCCCTGCAAGCCACCGTCGGATGGACATACGACGGACACACCGAGAGCGATACACTGGATTCAGGCGACACGGTGAATGTGCCGACAGGTGTGACACCGACCGTCACATTCCCCGACACGGCGGGTTACACGAAGACCGTGACCAGCAGTGGCACAGCCTATACAGCAGCCTACACTACGGAGATCATCACCGTGGCACTTGCATCCGACACAGGCGAGGCAGACCTGTCGGGCGTGACCATTACCATGACGGACACCACCGCCTCGGCTGTCGTCAGTCCGTTCGCAACAAGTCAGTACAAAATACCTTCCGGTCACGGCTACAAGGTAGAGGTGAGCGACGACGTGGAGGGCTACAAGGCTCCCGATGCCGTGACGGGTACGGCAACCAGTGGAACTGACGCTGCACTCACCGTCACCATGACCTACGAGGAGCAGGCAGGTTTCGTTGACCTCGGACTGCCCAGCGGATTGAAGTGGGCGCAGGGCAACATCGTCAAGAACGGATCGAAGTACGAGATTGGTGCTGAGACCGACTACGGTGCATACTTCTCATGGGGAAACATCGTGCCACACTTCTCTGCCAACGGATCGACATTCGACGACGGCTACGACTTTGGCACCTCGAACAGCGGCCCCTACGCCTCTACGCCAGGACACAGCCTGTCGGCCAACATTGCCAGCAACGACGCTGCCCACGACGCGGCACTGGCACTGCTGGGATCACCGTGGCACTTGCCCACCAAGGAGAATTTCAAGGAATTGTACGACAACACCGATCGTGAGTGGACGACCATCGACGGCGTGAGCGGCTGGAAGTTTATGAAGAAAAGTGACCACTCGGTTTATGTCTTTTTCCCTGCGGCTGGCGGCGGCGACGGTGCGTCGCTCTACGATCGCGGCTCGTACGGCAACTACTGGTCGGCATCGTGGTACTCCGCTGACAGCGCGTACCGCATGTACTTCGATAGTTCTTCAGTGTATCCTCAGTACTACGACAGTCGGTACTACGGCTACTCGGTTCGGGCTGTTCAGTAATTCGCCTTACACCCGCCTCTTACCCTCATGCCGCAATACAGCCGCCTGCAAAGGCGGCGCGGCATAAGGAAAAGAGGCGGAACAAGATAGATAAAAAATAGTAATCACTCAAAAATAGAAATAAGAAAATGAGACTAACTCCAGCATTGGAATTTGAAAAACTCAGGAAAGATCCTGAGAGTTGGAACAAGATATTCTTGCATAAGGACGGCAAGTTCTTCCGCGCCTACGAATGGTCGGCATGGCTCATCAAGACCGTCGTCTGTACCGAGGACATGCAGAAGGAACGCGGCGACCAGAAGATGCTCACCGCCAACCGCTACGTCACGAAGAAGGGCGAGTATGCCAGCGTGGGATTCCCGCTGGAATCTCTTTCTAAATTTATGGTCGGTTTCAATGATTTCGACCCGAACACGGTAGAGGACTATGCGGAGTTCACGCTGACGGTATTCGACACCGAGACAACCACCTACGAGGAAATCGAGGCGCAATTCGAGACGTGGAAGCAGTCGCTGCCCGAAAAGAGCACCACGACGACGCAGAAGCCAGGCCGCACCGTGTCTAACGTTGACACGGAGAACGGACGGGTGGGCATGTTCCAGATTCTGTCGCAGGTCATCGCATACCCCATCGAGTCGAAGACACCTGCTGAGAATGCCGAGTTCATAGCCATGCTAAAGAAGCAACTCTCATCACTATTGTAACACTTAACAAAAGACCTTCCGCAACAAAGGGCAATCACAAAGAAAGGGCTGTTCAAGGCGAATTCATAGGTCGTCCGTCCTGCGATGAGTGGGAAAAAGAAGAAGAGGCGCAGCGGTTCAGCACTCCCGCCGTCCTGCCGCGCTTTCGTGATAGGTGACGACCGTGTATTGAGGATGTCTTTTTCCCTGCGGCTGGCAACGGCAACGGTGCGTCGCTCAACAATCGCGGCTCGAACGGCAACTACTGGTCGGCATCGTGGAACTCCGCTGACAACGCGTACAACATGAACTTCAATAGTTCTTCAGTGAATCCTCAGAACAACAACAATCGGTACAACGGCAACTCGGTTCGGGCTGTTCAGCACTCGCCCCAAGAAGCGGCAACACAAGAAACAAGGAAAGGACACACACGCAATGGCATGCACACTGACACGCGACGCACTGCTGATGGACCTCTACGCGGCATTCTTATGCGCCAAGCGTCATAAAGGCAGCAAACCCTACGTCAAGAGGTTCGAGCGACACTTGATGCAGAATCTGACGGAACTACGCGACACGCTGTGGGACAGAACATACAAGCCTGCACCTTCATCCTGTTTTATCATTGAGCGTCCCAAGAAGCGGGAGGTCTTTGCCGCACAATTCCGCGACAGAGTAGTACATCATCTTTATTACAACTACACGCACGAACTCTACGAGCATACCTTCATCGCCGACTCGTATTCCTGCATTCCCGGACGCGGCACCCACTACGGCATCCAACGGCTTGCCGACCACATCAGGCGTGCAAGCCAGAACTACACCAGGACATGCTACGTCATGAAGCTCGACATACGGGGCTACTTCATGCACATAGACCGTCATCGGCTGCTGGAGATAGCCACCCAGTCGATGGAGAAGATGTCGGCAAGGACAGACATTGCAGACAAGGAACTCCTGCTTTGGCTGACGCGCGAAATCATACTGCTCGACCCAAACAAGAACTGCCGCATCATAGGCAGCGAAGACGACTGGACGGGACTCGACCCCGCCAAGAGTATGCGCTTCGTGAACAGCGGCAAGGGGATGCCCATTGGCAACCTGACCAGCCAACTGTTTTCTAATGTCTATCTCAACGAGTTCGACCAATTTATGAAGCGCACGCTCCATTGCCGGCACTACGGACGCTACGTGGACGATGCCTATGTGGTGAGCACTGACAAGGAGTGGCTGCTGTCGCTGGTGCCGGACATCAAAAGGTTTCTGTCCGAACGGCTTGGACTGACCCTGCACATGGGAAAACTGACCGTGACCGACACCCGCTACGGCGTGGAGTTCCTGGGAGCCTTCGTAAAGCCATACAGGACATACGCCTCAAACGCCTGTCTGCGCCGCATGGAGCGCAACATCAGGAATATGCGCACCCATGACGGGGATGCCGTCTGCCGTTCAGTTAATTCATTCCTGGGCGTGCTGAGCCATCACAAGACGTACCGAATACGGCGCGCCATGTTCCTGCGAGAGAAATTCCTGAAGATTGGCACGTTCGACATGGACATGAAAACATTTCAGTAAACCCACGACGGACATTGCCGCGTAAGGTAGAAACTCAAACAGTAAAAGATATGAGCAAAGTACATGGCCCAAAGGAGTGCTTCGTACCTGTGAGACAGGACGCAAGCCAAGTGATAGTGAGTTATGAAATGACTGCCGACGGCAAGAAAAACGCCTTCTGGCACGAGGTGACCTTCTACAAAAAGAAAGGAGTTCCCACGCTGGAGCAGGCGAAGCAGGCCGTCATCCAGGACATCAACGACCGCGTGAAGACAGCCATCATCAGCGGCTTCACCTACGAGGGCAACCCCGTGTGGCTCTCACAGGAGAACCAGTTGAACTTCTCGCAGGCCGTCACACCAGCCACGCTGAAAATTGGCGAAGAGCAGGACGGCACACCCATCTACAAGACCTTCAGCGACGCTGCCGAACTGAAAGCATTCAACGATGCGTGCTCGCTCTGGCGGCAGCAGTGCCTCAGTGAGGGCTACCAAAAGAAGGACGGAATGGACTGGGCACCATACGAGGCATACTTTCCCATAACCCTCAATGCAGAATAGCGTATGGCATACACGGCTGGATTCTTGAAAGACATTGTGACCGTCCTCAACCGCAAGGAGGCGGTGCAGGGCAAGTTCGGACTCGACTCCGCAGGCATCGAGTTCGAGCCTGCCGCCTGCCTCCATGCCAACGTGGACTGGCAGAAGGGCAAGAGCGGCATGACCGCCGGTGCCCTCGATGCCTACGGCGTGAAAATCGTCCGTATGCGGTGGAACAATATCGTGAATGAACGCTCCCGCATCCAATGGCAGGGCAAGACGTACCAGATACTGCCCGAGACGTTCAACGCCTGCCGACAGGAGAACACCATCCAGTTCCTCTGTCAGCAGATTGTGAATGACAAGTAAACCCACGACCGACATTCGCCCGAAAAGAAAAACGAGATAACTATGGAATTATTTGGTAGCAATTTTAACCTATTCCGCAAGCGCGAAGCGACACCCGCACCAGGCGTACCCAGCAGCACCATGCCTGCCGACAATGGCAAGCAGACGGTGCAGGGTGGCGACTACCAGGAGCGCATCGTGTCTGTTCGCGGTCCTGAGTCGGCATTGGTGGTGGGTGCGGTGTATCGTGCCGTCAACCTCCGAGCCGACACGATGAGCGTCATGCCGGTGCAGTACCGCAAGAAGGACTTCGAGAAGGGCAACTTCGTGCAAGATATGCGCGGACTGGGTAAGCGCATCAACTACCTGTTGCAGCAGGAGCCGAACCCCATCATGTCAGCCAGCGACTTGTGGCGACTGGTGGAAATCAACCGCCTGTTCTACGGCAACAGCTTTGTGTATGTTGAGCGCGACGAGTTCGGATTCCCCTTGCACTTGTGGCTGGTGAAGACGGGCGGCTATAACATCAACACGGGTCGCTATGCCAGTATCGTCTATCTGACCGACCACGGCTATGTGACGCTGACCGACGTGCCCCGTGAAGATGTGCTGCACTTTGCTAACACCTTCCGCTATCAAAATGGCTTGTGGGGCATCCCGACGCTTCAGTACGCCATCGAGACGCTTTCGCTCAACCGCACCCTGCGCTCACAGGCTCTTGAAACGGCTGCAAAGGGTGGACGTGTGAAGCTGATCATCGGTGAACAACCGCCCGCCAGCGGCTACAGTCCCATCAGCCAAGGCTTGTTCGACCCCAAGCAGATGAACGACTACGCCCAAGAACTTCAGAAGAAGATGTACAGCGGTCACGACATCCTTGCTATCCGAGGGCTCGACAAGGTGCAGAACATCTCGATGACCTCTGCCGAGATGCAGATGTTCGAGCAGGTGGGTGCAACGAACGACGACGTGGCAAGGTACTTCGGTGTTCCGCGTCCGCTGCTGATGCTCGACACCAACTCACACTACAACGACTACCAGAACGCCACGATGGAATTCCACACGCGAACCATTCTCCCTCAGAAGACCGGCAACGAGAAAGAGATTGCCCGCAAGCTGATAGGCTTCAAGGACTACGGCATGCGCGACATCCACATCTGCGAAGACCCGCTGATGGTGATGGACCCCGAACGGCGTGCAAAGGTGGCACAGCTGAAGATGCAGGCAGGACTCTGCACCGTGAACGAAGCACGCCGCGACTTCGACATGCCAGCCGTGGAGGATGGCGACGTGCCAATGGCAAGTGCCAACCTCATGACGCTGAAGGCACTCATCGCCAAGAGCGACGCGAGCACCCAGCTGAAGCCCGGCACGTACACCGTAGGAGAACCGAACAACAATCAAAATCAAGAGCAATGACACCCAACCCAACCAAAGAGGAAATCGACGCATTAGAGCGTGAGATTCAGCAACAGAGAAAGAAGCGTGAACGCAGCGTGCGCCGCGCAGTAAACCCCAGATACTAATTCAAGCGAATAGCGTATGAAACAGACAATAGCCATCATCCACTTCAACACCCCCGAACTGACCGAGGCTTGCATCCTGTCAATCAGGAAGCAGGGCTGCGACTGGCCCGTGGTGGTGTTCGACAACAGCCGCGAGGTGACATGGCCTGCCGGCGAGGGGATGCCCGAAAGAACACTGGAGGCGCACCCGTTCACCAGACGGATGAAGGGCGTGAAGGTCATCGACAACACGAAAGGCCAGGTGATAGACTTCGAGAGCACGCTGGCCGCATTCCCGAATAAGGTGCAGGCTCATGCCGCTGTCAACGGATGGGGAAGCGACGTGCACATGATGACCGTTGACAAGCTCTTCGACCTGCTGCCCGACGGATTCCTGCTCGTGGAGAGCGACGTGCTGATCAAGGCAGACATCCGTCAGATGTGGCGCGAGGAGTATTCCTTCACGGCCTACGTCCAGCGTCAGCAGCGCGGCAACAAGTTCGGCATGGGTCGCATCCTGCCCATGCTGTGCTATCTGAATGTCCCGAAGTTCAAGGCGGAGGGCGTGCGCTACTTCGACCCCGACCGCTCGTGGATGCTGCACTCCGACGAGAACGACAAGCGCAACTGGTACGACACAGGCGCATCGCTGCTCGAAGACGTGCTGAGCCATCGCCCACGGCTGAAAGGCTTGCACGTGGATATTCGCCCGATGGTGGAGCACCTCGGCGGCGCATCCTACAAGACACTGAAAGGTCAGGCCGAATGGCTGACCCAGCATCGCGCACTCTGGGAAACGGAAAGTAAACCCAAAACCACAAAGCGCACGAATAGTAAGAAGTAATCATACAACGATTAAGATATGAAACAGACAAGATTCATCCCCATCGAGGAGTGCAACCTGCAAGTACGCGAGGATGCCAACGGGCAGCCAAGTCGCACCGTGGTAGGACACCCCATCGTGTATGGCGTGAGATCAGTCAACCTCACACCTTGGAGTGACACCCGCGTAGTCTTTGAGATACTTGAGCCGGGATGTATCACTCAGGATGTCTTCGACCGCTCCGACGTGATCTACAACAACAATCACTCGACGAGAATTGAAGACATGATTGGCCGCTGCTACAAGGGCAAGGGCACTCTGAGCATTAAGCCAGGAGAGCGCAACGTAGAAATCAGTTGCGACTACCCTAACACCACCGTAGGCAACGACACTCTGGAACAGATTCGCCTGGGCAACGTCTTCGGTATGTCGTTCGCTTTCCGCGACGACTGGGAAGACACCGAGAATGGCGTATCTTACGAGCGTACCAACGAGACCATCGACGGCAAGGAAGTATGGCTCCGTCATGTAAAGCGCATCATTGAGCTTTATGATGTGGCCAACGTGACCCATCCTGCCTACGAGCAGACTGACGTGGCAACCCGTGAGCAGTCTGAGGCCATCAACAAGGCCATCGACGACCAGCTGAAGCGCGAATGCGGCGGCGACGACGAAGCTAAGAAGAAGGCTGAGGAAGAGGAAGCCGCCAAGCGTGCTGCCGAAGAGGAAGCCAAGAAAAAGGCTGAGGAAGAGGAAGCCGCAAAGCGTGAAGCCGAGGCAAAGGCCAAGGAGGAGCAGGAAGCCCGCGAACTGGAAGAGCAAGAGCAGCGTTTCCGCGAACAGCAGGCCATGCGTCTGCGCCATCGTGCCATGCGTCTGCGCACCGAACAGGAATTAGAATCACTTAGTTATTAACCCTTATAAAAACGTTTTTATCATGGCTAAAATGACAAAAGCAGACATCGAGAAGCGTCAGCTGGAAATCATGACCAAGCTCGACGAGATGGACGAGAAGACCAACGCACGTGAGGCTAAAATGCGTGCCCTGACTTCTGAGGAGCAGAAGGAAGAGCGTGAGAAGCTGATGGCTGAGCAGCGCGAGCAGGATCGTCAGTACGACATTCTTATCCACGAGTCAGAAGGACTTTCAGTCCGCGCAAAGGCTATGGCCAGCGGTGCTGAACTCGCCAAGATTCAGAGCCGCGAGGACAAGGGCAAGGAGTTGCGCGAGATGATTGCCGACTGCTTCACCCATAAGCGTGCAGCCAACGCAACCACCATTCTGGCCAACGCCGTCACCACAGGCGCAGACCAAAACGTGGATGGCAACCTGGAGGCAGGCGGCTTAATCCCCGTGGAGATTCGCCCCATCATCGACACCAAGGTGCCCGGCATCGAATTGCCCGACGACCTTCAGATGTTGACTGGTGTGACCGGCACTCAGGTCATTCCTTACAGCATCAACGACGTGAAGTTCACCATCGAGGGTGAGGTGACTAAGGTGGCTGAGCAGAAGCTGGACTTCGCCAACATCAAGACCAACCCGCAGCGCGTCGCTGCCTCTGTTCCCGTCAGCCGTCGTGCTGTCGCTCAGGCTGCATTCGACATCATCGCCTTCCTGACCT